TTTGTGTTTTTTTGCTCTTTTATTTGTTGTTTGTCGTTAATAAAAAAAGCCACCGCCAAAAAATGACGGCGGCAAAAATAATAAACTTTTAAATCTTTTTAGTTTGTTGATTTAGTGATTGCACCGGTAATTGTGATCGAACCGCTATATGTGACGGCCGATTCCATTTCTGCCGACATTTCAACACTTGACAAAAACCCCTCCGCAGTATAAACCGCGTCGCCGGTTTCGGCCGTTCCAAATACACACGTTAATTGTGTTCTTGCTAATAAGTAATCGGCCATTTCAATTGCGTTTGCGGTGTCATCATAGGCAACTAATCCCTCAAATGATATTTCGCCACCTTTAACGCCGCCGATATATTCTGAAAATCCGTTTGAATCTTTTGTTGTCGCTTCAGGTGTGTCCATTGACAAAGACATTGAACAACTTGTTGTGTGACCAACTGTTGCACCCTCAACCGTTAAAATTAAATTTGTTCCGTTAAAAACTCCCGTTGTAGCCATATTTTTATGTTTTAAAGTTTATTAAATTTTTTGTAAATATACGAATTATTTATTTTATTAATCCGTTATATAATTAACGCCGGCGAACTTATGGACGCCCTCGTCTTGTATTGTTATTTCGTACGCGGACCATTCCGCAATTGCTGAATCGTTTTCGTCACGCCAAAAAACATCAACGCAAAATTTATCGTATAAAACGCCAGGCGTTGTTTCGTTGCCGTCGGCGTCCAATACCGCTTCGGTTTCAACAAAATAACCAATTTTTACAATGGCGTTTTTGTGTGTTGGAAATTCGTTTCCGTCGTCGTCGGTTTCAACGCCTAAATTAGTGATTAAAGAATCAACTATTGATTCATTTTCAAACTCGTATTTTTTAACTATATGCGCCATTTTAAAGTGTTGTTAATGTTTCGGCTTCTGTTTGTGTCAATACGCGGTCATAAACTCGCGCGTCGTATATTTTACCCTCAAAGTGTCTGGCTGTACCATATTGACTTGCAAAATTTAATTTATCAAACCCCGTAGGCACTACACCGATTGTGTCTGTATATTTCAAAACTCCGTTTAAATATGCTTTAAACTCATTTTCTTTAAAGCTTATTGCTAATTTATTTCTTTGATTATCATTTACGCCGGTAATAAATTGGTCATTTTGCGTTGCACCATTATAAATAGTGACTCTTATTCTTGTGCTTTCATATATAAGACGGATAAAATTGTTTCCGCCATCACTAAAAGTAATCATACTATAATCATTTAAAGGTGTACCAAAATTATTAGCATCTACAAAAAAAGTACCCTCTGTAATATCAAACAAATCACTATCCCCGCCATTTAAACATTGGTCTTTTTGTCTTGTGGCTTGTCCGGTTGTGGTTTTGATGTAACTTGAACAATAATCCCCGGCTTCAATTTGCGCACCCCATAAATATAACGTCGCGCCGCTTGTTGTTCCAAATTCGAAAATTCTTAAATAATGCGTTCCTAATGTTGAACTTGTTGTAAATGTACATTTTAAACGATACCAACCATTTCCGTAATTATCAACACTTGCGGTTCCAACAACATTAGAAATTGTTTCGGTATCTAAATCAAATTTGATTCGACCTTGTAAACCGCTTGTAAAGTCTTGTAAATCCATTTGCACCAAATTTGAAGTTCCTTTTTTTACAAAAACACTCATTGAATACGTTGTTGACGTTGACAAAGAATGTTGTTCATAAACATACGTCGAAACAGACGCAGCCGTTGACGTTAATTTGTCGGCGGTCATTTCGCCGTCCGGTGAAATTATATTATTCGCAGTAATTGACGCATTTACTTTGGACCACGCCGAATTGTCAAATTCCTCACTTCTAATTTGTAAATTTGTTCGTTGCGGTTCTAAAAGTAACGTTGGACAACCGCCGCCGAAATGATCTATTCGCGGAATATTATCGGAAATGGTTTCAATTAAACCGCCAGGATTTACCCTTGACGCGTCGCCGCTTCGTGTATAAGTAAAATCGCCGTCGCCGTCTGTTGGAAATACTGAATAAACTTTTGATGCTTTGTAACCCGTAGGAATTAACAATAGTTTTGCGTCGTCTGCTAATGACATATAAATTTGTTTTTAGCAAAAATACAAAAATTAAAAATTAATGTCGTAAATAACACAATGCGATTCCATTTACCATTGTGACATTTGAAAATTGACCATGAATTGTTTGGCCCTCTTTTATTTCTATTGCCGTAAATGTTTGTTGTCCGGCGGAATGTCCGTTTGTGAATGTTATTTCGGCGTCTTTTAAAACTTGAATTTTACAATAAACTTCGTCCGTTGGCGATGTTGCTAAACCTTTGTTTCCGTCTTTGTCTAAACAACGGATTCCAAAATCGCCATAGTGCATTCGCGAAAAATGATTGAATGAATATAAAGGTCTTGTTGCCATAATTTATTTTTTTTAATTGTTAACGGCCTTGACCGCGATATTTTTTTTTGTAGTTTTTAGACGTTTTAATTGACGAACTTTTGCTTTTTGAGTGTACGCCTTTGCGACGCTTTTTTTGTTTCTTATATGTGCTTAAAACTATTTTATTGCGCGCCATAATTATTTGTTTTTGCGAACGGCTGAACCATAAAAATAACCGAATATTGATAAAACAATTCCCTCACAAATTCCAATTAAATGAATCCAAACTTCTTTGTTTGATTCCGGAATTTGCAAATAAACAATGGCGTAAATAATAAAAGCAAATGCAGCCAAACCAATGATTCCGGTTAAATTAAACATTAAATCAAAACCGCCGGTTTTTGCTTTTTCAACTTCACGTTTACGCGCTGAATCGCGGTCCGCAATTTCTAATTTGTAGAATTCCATTAACTCATCATTAAACGCCTTTTTTTGTTCCGGCGTCAATTCCGGTTCGTTGTCAATTAGATTTTTAACAACGCCCAAAACGCCTTTGTCCGGCAATACATCGCCAACAAATCCAGGAATTTTTTTCAATAAAAATTGCCCAACTTTCGTGTCTTTAAATTTTTTCTTTGGCATAATATTATTTTTTGGTATAATCCCAATGCGCTGAATAGTCGCGAATATCAACGTGTGTGAATGTATTGTATTTTCCAATTCCGCCAAAATTTATTTGGCCTAATTCAACCATTTCACAAACTAATTCGTGAACCTCGTTTGGCGTCATTCCGTCAATTACAATGTCCGCCGCTTTGCCGAATTTATGTTGTGAATGTTTTGCACCACCGCATTTTTCGTTCCACGCTTCACAACGAAAAGCGGAATTTATTTTTATTGGTTTTCCTACTTTGTCACGCAAAATTTGCAATTGATCCGCCAACTTAATTAAATTATTTTTTACGTCGGCGCTAATTTTACATTGGCAATCTTTTAAATTGCCTTTGCATTCAAATTCGTTTATTTTAAAATTTTTAGTCATTTCTAATTTTCGTTTATGCAACCCTCTAATTCTTTAACCTTTAATTTTAAATCGTCTAAATCAACCATTGTTTTTTCCTGGTGTTTTTCAATATAAATCAAACGCAAATTTTGTTCGGCATCGTCCGGCAATGCGCCCATTTCGCCACGCGGCCATTTAATACGAAATTCACTATTCAATTCTAATTCCGACGACATTCGCATTAAATTAATATTCATTTGCTGAATTTTAGCTATTAAAGTAAAATAAACGCCGGCTATTGACAAAATACCAAAACAAATTGCTACAATTGTTTTTATATTAATTTTAAATTGTGTGTTTTCGTCAATTTTATTCATTAACCAAAATTATTTCGTTGCCAATATGGCGGTGTGAATGTTTTATCGTTGGCGCCAACAATGGGTGTTCGGCAATGCTCGAATGCGCCGCATGTACGCAATAAGGACAATTATCAGCGTAAACCTTTTCGATTTTTTCTTTTATTATTTGGGTGTCGATTTGTATTGAATAAACCGAAGTAACCAACCAACCGGCCACGCCTAACAATAATGTTCCGGACAATGCGACAATTTTGTTGTTAATCTTTTCCATTGTCTTTGTTTTTATTTAGATAATACCAACGTTGCGCGGTGTAACCTATTGAAACCGCCAATAATAATATTTTTAAAATTTCGTCTATTGCAGTAAATGAAACCAAAAACGAAAACGTGTTTAATATATATAACTTCAAATCATTCATTTTATATTTGTTCAATTTTATTTGACAATTCAATAATGGCGCGATAATATGTAAAATCTTTTAAATCGTCTTCTAAATATTTAACACCCTCGTTTACGCTTGTATAAACATTAAAACCATTTGCGGTTAAATCAATATAATTTGCTGAACGTGTGCGTAATTGTTCCAAACATTGTGAAACCATTAAATTGCAATCCAATTCGCCGCCGTCGTCACTTGCAAAACGTGTCACGCATTCAACGCGCGTAATTGTTTCAATATTAAACGAACTTTGGTTTTGGTCCGTTTCGTCATTTGAAACTGAATAAACGCGCACAAATGGATAACTTGCGTTTGTTGGAACGCGTCCATAAATCGGAACGTTCGATCCGTCAATTGTAATGTTGCCGTTTAATTTTGCAATGATTGCTTTGCGTACAAAGTGAATAGCTTCTAACATTATTTTATTGCTTTTTGTATTTCGCCATTTAGACGATTTAATAAATTTTTAAATCCTATTCGCGCCGAACTAAAAAAGAACGGACGCGCCGGTAAATTAACCTCTCGAATGCCTTTGCCTTTAAATTGTGCCGCGTAACTTTCCGGAATGCCCAATTGTGTCATGTCGGTTAAATCAACAGAACCACCGGTTCCAAATTCAACATAAGGCGCGTAATGTGCAGCCGCCACAACATTAACGGATTTTCCGCTTTTTTGTGTGCTTATTGAATTTCTTAATGTTCCCGTTGGCGCCGGAACTTCACGTTTTGCCAAACGAACAATTTCCATTCCCGTTTTTCCTAATTCATTGGACAATGTTTTGGATTCGAACGCACGCATTTTGTCTAACTTATTTTTAAGTTTTAACAAATCGTTTTGGTCTATTTTAATATTTACGTTCATTTATTCCGATTTTGTCGCCAATAGTTTTGTGTAAAAATCCAAATCAAATTCGAATTTGTTGTTTATTCTAAATTTTTGCGTTTGATTTTCCAACGTGAAAATGTCGCCTAACTGAATTAAATCCGCCGTATTTTTACGCATTGTAATTTCAACCTGGACGTCTTGTTCGCGTTTGCCAAATTTGTCGTTTATTTCGCCTTTAATTTCTGTTAAATGGCACCAAACCGTTGCAACGTCCGACAATGTAGAATTAAACCCTCCAAATCCGTCGGCGGTTTTTGTCAAACGTTTTATTGTTATTTTAGAATCTAATTTTCCGGCGTTCATTATATAAACATAGTTTTATAAGACGTTAAAATTTGTTTTGTTGATGTTGGTATTTCAACAGAACTGCCAATTCCCCTTGAATTGCCCTCAACAAAATCACTTCTATTGTCGTAATACGTTGATATTAATTGCAACATTGATTGTTTAATCAACGCGTCATCAATTCCGTTTGTTATATATGTAATTTTAACACGTTCGGCCGGTCCTTGATCTAATTCAATGGTTTCATTGTCCAAACCTAAAATTTCATAATCGGTTGTTGCGG